AGACTTTTCGACACTGCCACCACCGCTTAGTCCAGCACGCTGGATAGCGTTAGTAGATGGGTTGCCTCCTTCTTGAGCACGACCCTTGACTTGTCCAGCAAAGTAATCAGCACCATCGCCAATTGCTTCAGGAGTGGAGCCGAGGTTTGCCTTTGCTACTGTATCAAAGTGAGTGCGAGCAGCACCAGTGTCTACACCAGCAGACTTGAGTGTGTTTTCCATCCAGTCAAGGTATTCAGATGTGATAACATCAGAGAACTCAGACTTCTTTTTGTCGTCTTTCTTGTCCTTCTCATCGTCTTCGTCTTTATCCATGTAAGTACCCTTCTCTTGTTTGTCGTCTTTGGGGTCATCGGAATCAGACTTACCCTTCTTTTTCTTTTCCATAGCGGCTTGTAGCGCAGGGGGTAGTTCTCCTTTCTCCATAGAGTCCAGTCGGCCTTCTAAGCGGCTTAATACATCGTTCATTTGTTCCATTACTTCTTCGGTCATTTTGTTCACCTTGTTTTTGTCTTCTTTTAGTATATTGAATGTGGCTTCGGGGTTAATTCCTTTTTCGCATATTGTGATTTCGTGTAGTTCCAGTTTTGATATTTCTTGATATGAGCCGTGGGATTTGTCGCTTTTGTTTACTCGTTTGAATGCTTGTCCTCCGATGCTAAAACCTGTTAGGTTTCCTTTTCGGATTTCACTTGCTACTTCTCGTGCTTTCTCGATGTCGTTTCTTAATTTGACTACAACAAACATTCCGGCATCGTCTACTTCGCTTTTCCACAACCTCCCTTGATTATCTGTATAATTTGATATTACTTCTCCGACTTGAATGTTTGAATGTGCTAATTGGACGTTTCGATACTTTGGGTCAGACATGAATTTTTTGAAAGCGTCTTTCAATGCCGACCTTGTAATTAAATCCCCTTGCTTGTCTACGAGTTCAACTGAAGCATACCCTGCCACAATGAGGTCATTAGACCCCTTGAGGAGTTCGATACTGTTTCTACGTTGAGTTCGCAACACACTAACTACTCCTCTGTTTGTTCACCTACATAAATAAAGCGGCATCACTCTTCTTCATCCTCATCGTCTGAATCGTTGTACTGCTTGCCCTTTTTTCGTTTTAGGCGTTTGTTACGCAAATGTTCGTATTCTTCTTCCGAATCCTCAGTAGGGCGCTCAATCATGTCCCAATCAGGGACACTTTCTTCACTGGTAAGACTGGTTGGCCCTCTTGGAGATTCAATAGCACTACCTACGTCTATACCAAGTCCACCTCTACTCGCCCCACCAGTCATTTTTTCTTTTTGTAAAGTGTCAAGTCGTTCTGTCAAGTCAGCGATACGAGTAATTGTTTTGAGCATTGTTTTCATACCCGGCTTCATGATGTTCATTTCATCATCAGCATCAATGACCCCAGCCGATTGTTTTTCACTATGTCTTCTGTCTTTTTTAGAATGCATAGAGTGATAGGTTTTGTCAGGAATAATCTCCTCAACCACACTATCTTCTTTCTTATCGACTCCTTTCATCATCAACGAGACGGCTTGCTTCCATAGCGGTTTAACACTTTCAGCCAGTTGTAATGTGTAGTCAGACTGGCCTAATTCACCTATTACTGACTGTGGTGAATGCGCCCAATTTCCAGTATGACTGGATTCTGATTTGTAAATAACCTCGTCTAACCCATCAAAAATAATAGATATTTTGTCATTTTTGAGAGTAATATCGTATGGAACTGGGATAACTGGGTGAGATTTTGCCAGTAGAGATAGCGTCTCAAGACTCGCTGGACTCTCAGCATCAGCCTCTCCTAATATCTTTGAAGAGGTTACATCATAGATTGTTTTCCCATTTCGATTCCGCTTTTTAACACCCGATACCGATATAGAAACCGTCTCACCTTCTTTGAATGGCTTGGGACTTTTGATAGTCCCAACATCAAGATATTGTTTCCCTTCATAATCAACACCTCGATTACCAAATCCTTCAGAGTCAAGTGGGCCGGCTCCTAAACGATAAGTGTACGGCCCTTTACCTCGTACATCTAAGATGATGAAACTGACATTTTTGTTTTTACGAAGCAAGAACCATTTTGGATGTCTACGTTCTCCTCGCATATATGTTGAGTTTCCATCACGAAGCAACAACTGCTTATGTTCTTGTTGTAGGCTTTCTACTGTAGATTCAAGTCCACCGTCTTCTGTAATACGAGTATCAAATGGGCCGGGAACTAAAATTTTATCATGACTGTCAAACTGTCCTCTTAGAACTTTGAGTCGTTCTCTTACTGTCATGTCCGATACATTTGTATCATCGTAGTCAAGCAAGTCAATGATGTGGATGTTGTCTTTCATTTGCACTGCGTCGATAATGTAATTCTTCTCGGTCAGTTTTTTGAGGCTTGCTTTGTGCTCTTCGTTGATAGGTACTGCGTTGTTGTCTCCATCGTAAGCAGTAAAGCGACTTCCCTTTCTTATGATTATCATACGCTTACCATCATAAAATGCTGAGACAACCCAATCGCCGCTAAAACCTCGTAGCGCTTCAAAATCTTTGAGACTAAAGATACGATGCATTGGTAGAATAGGAGGAGGACGAGCCTTGTCTTCTTTCAACAAAGCGTCAGGATTCATCAACACCATCAGTGTTTCAGATGGGTCGCTTGTCGAAATAGCCATAGGGTCAATGTTTGGAGGTAGACCAGTAATGTCAGGACGATTCATATTGGTAGAAGCAACAGGAACTTGATACCCCGATGACAATACTTGCTGAACAGCATCTTGACCGTGAACAGCAGTCATTAACTCTTCAGGAATACTATGCAAAAACTGAGGTTCAGTGTTTGTACCCACCATGATGGTTTTATTACCGGGAAATTCAGCACCAACAGATGGGTGTAATTGTGCATAACCACTATCCATCGTACCTGATGCAAACATATCTTGAACGCTAACACCTCGACCACTCGTAACAGGGTGAATTGGGAATGAATCAAACTGTGCTTCTTTGACTTTCGTAGAAGGCGCTACTACCTTGTCCATTGTTTGTGCATTTGTTGGGTCGAATACATAGAGGTCGTGAACCCTACTCTTAGCGCTGTTAATTGGCTGATTCATATTTCCCTTTAGGCTACCAATAGCATTCATTTTCTTACCGTAGTCTTTCTTACGTTCTGAAAGTTGAACACGACTTAGACCATGTAAGTTGAGTTGATTTTCTTGATTGGGTCTAAAGAGCGTTTCTAACTGCGTCAAACTCTTTCCATACTTATCGTGAAAAACACCAGAAAATTTTCTATCAGCCTTTACTCTACCAGTAGGGTCTTCTTTAGCCGATGGTCGAGTCCGAACGTGCTCTCTTAAAATAGAATTAATTGCTTCATGATGGTCGTCAGTGGTAAACATATCATTTGCTTCTTCACCAGCGAAACTAACACCTGAGCCTAACAAATCACCATGTCGTAAAACTTTGAGGGGAGCATTCATTCCTTCAAGCAGTCTTGTAATCATGTGATTATGAGCATCATCGTTTGGTAAATTGAGAAGGGAACGAACCTTTTCAGGAGAGTGTGTAGGTAGAATCTCTTTACCAGCAGCACCCAAAACGCTTGCTATGGTGTGATGAGGTGATACAACATTATCGCCTTGAGAAAGCAATTCACTGGCGCTTTTTTGCTCTCTCGTAACTTCACCATAGCCATGCGTTTCTAAACCATGCGCTTCGTGAGGTAATCGCATCAAAGCAAGGTTAGCATCTTTGAATAAACGAGAAGTATTTGCTATGAACTTATCAGGAAACTCAGGATTAAAAGCATCAGAGTCTGCTTTTTCATATTCAGGTTTCATTTTTTGAGCCATAGCCAAGATAGCGTTCATGTCACTTTCATCTTTTTTCTCTGAATGATTGCCTAAATGTTCAAATGCATTAACAAAATCAGGCTGAGCCAATGTATTGATGTCATCAATTTGAGATTCTATTTCATGCAGTCGGAGATTGGCTCGTGCGTATTCATCGCTACCTTGCTCGTAGTTCATTATCTCTTCACTAATGTTATCATACTCATCGTCTAATTCTTGAATAGCGGTTCGTTGTGACTCAGTTAATGCTCTTTTTGCATCAGTTTTCTTTGTTTTGTGTCCTTGATGAACACGAAACAATTCTTTACTACCTTCGTTGTGACTAAGTTTTGACCCAGCGGGTAAATTTT